CTTTAGAACTCGCACCCCATGCTTGCAGCGATAAAAGTAAACGTGTCGGCTTTCCTTTTTCATCGCGTTCTGGCCCCGGCATATTGCCCATACGAGCCAAGAATGAAGCACGACGAGGATTATCGCCAGACTTAACTGGTGGTTTCAGGTTCATGCCTGCAGCTTTTGCAGATGCACGACCTTTGGCATTCAACCCGCCCTTGGGGTTCTTGCCTTCTTTGCGCTGCCACGCAGGTGTTTTTGCCATAGCCATTCACCTTATTTTGTTCGCTGAAGATACATTACTTTTGCTTTGTTAGGAAATGGTGCTCCCGGCAGGATTTGAACCCGCGACCTACTGATTACAAATCAGTTGCTCTACCAACTGAGCTACAGGAGCTAACCAACCATCCAGTATTCCCAGATAGTTGGAGCGGGCAGCGGGAATCGAACCCGCGACAGTCTGCTTGGAAGGCAGAAACTCTACCACTGAGCTACACCCGCAAATCACACAACCCCTCTGATCCCGCGTGTCAGCGGTTTACCGGGTTTCCACGCCAAAGCACGACCACCAACTGCCGCAGCATTCCCGGCAAACGTCAAGCACAGTGCGTCAGCCAAGTCAGGTGAACGCATTCGCCGCTTCCGCATTGAATCCTTCGACTCCACAACCAACCTGCCTGAGCTGGTGAAGTTATACCTTGGCGCCACTAACTCCTGCCGCAGGCTTTCATCGCGAGGCAGTTTAACAGCCCGTGTTGCAAGCCAATCTTTCACTGCCATCCATAGTTCATCGCGCAGCCGATTAGCATTCGGATTCATAGCTGACGATTCAGACACGTTTACATCGCGAACATTGTATCCCTGTTCACGCAGTCGATCGGCAACACCGCCACCCAGTCCAATCGTATCAACGCAGATTTCTTCAGGTGCATCCAGCTTTGCTTCATTAACAATCGCGCCAACCGTCTGCATCAAATCCAAGCCGCCCCAATGCTTAATCTCTAGGACAACATTCCCACGCCTTTTACATAGTGCCGTTCTGTCCGTGCCAAAGCGTGCAACGTCGACACCGTAGAAAATCGGTTCTGCAGGCGACACCGTGATATCGCGCACCATTGCTGCATCGACCAAGTCTGCCGAAATCAACGTGTCATCATCCGTTAACGCAAACTCGCCCAGCACACGGATGCGATATGCGTTCGACTGCTCTCCATAGGTTGATGCAATCTGCCTGATGAAGTCTTTGCTCACCAAAGGATTATCATCGCAGCTAACGTGCATCCTGCACCAGTCAGACGCTAGTTCATGATGCGTCTTATAGAACAAGCCGCTGTTGCGTGTTGGGTTGCTAATCAGCACAGTTGTTGCCGAGTGCCCCGACATTGAACCTGCTGCCGCTTCAAACACTGCTTCAGGCACAGCCGATGCCTCGTCTACAACCAGAAGCACGTTCTCCGAGTGCACGCCGGCCAGTGCTTCTGGACGGTCTGCCGACGATGTTCTGGCAGATATGAAGCTTGATTCAGCTGCACCCTTCAAAACAATTTTATCGCTGAACACATCAAAGCTGTCGCGCAAAACAGGCGGTAGCCGATTGATCCATGATTTCAGTTCGGCAAACAAAGCATCAAACAACTGCGCAGCCGTTGGCGCCGTCACAACACCTTTCTGCGGAAACCGACAAGTCATGTGCCAGATCAATGCCCATGAACACGCAGTCGACTTGCCGACACCGTGACCTGCGCGAACACTGATGCGCCGTTCACCCGCAGCAATCTTGTTTAGGAAATCCTCCTGCCACGGAAGCGGTGATGCACCCAGAACGTTCTTAACAAACGCAACAGGATCATTCGCGTAAGCACGGATGAAACCTAAGAACTCGTCTCCTGTTGCATCTGTCATTTCTTGTCACCCCTAGCAGGCATAACAGGATCGCCTTCGCCGCACCATTCCATCAGCACAGACCACAGGCCATGACTGCCGCCCAAATATGCCGCGTGCTTCCAGCCAAGTGCTTCATAGGCTGCAATGTCCTTGTGCAGCACATACTTGAACCAGCTAATCATGCTGGTTCCTCCTGTGGCACTCGTTGCGCTGCAACATCTGCAAAGGTGCGACCGTCCGATTCCAGAACAGCCTGCTGCCCGGTGAAGTCCTGCCAGCGTTTGACTGCAACATCGACATATTTTGGATCGAGTTCCATCAGGCGTGCTTGGCGGTTTGTCTTTTCGCAGGCGATCAGGGTGGAACCGCTGCCTCCGAATAGATCAACAACAATATCATTCGGCTTCCCCCATTTATCGAAAACCCAACAATGCAGGTCGATTGGTTTCTGTGTTGGATGCACTCGTTTTTCGCCGCGCTCGATGGAATCAAACCCGACCCACCTTTTCCAAAACGTTGCTTTTTTGTGCCGCTCTTTTGACCAACAAATCTCGAAATCGTTGCCAATCATTTCTGCATCGGCTTTGTCTCGTTTCTGCCACACCAAAAGGCTGCCGTCTCTTGGCAGACATTCAAAGTAATAGTCGGCCCCCCACCAAAACTGCTCACGGGCATCGGAAAAAAATTCGATTAGGGCGCTTGGGTCAAAGTCAACATCATCGCCAATAACTTTTTCCCACTTGTACCCCTTTGCGTTCGGACTTTTTGCCGAACCCTTGATTTTGCTGTAATCGGTGTCCAGAGCCATTCCATAGGGCGGGTCACAGTAAACCATGTCCGCCTTGCCACCATCCATGAGTTTGTCCACAGCACCGATGCTTGTGCTGTCCCCACACATCAACCGATGCTTCCCCATCACCCATACATCCCCCAACACCGTCACAGGTGTGGAAGGTGCTTCAGGTGCTTCATCGGGATCGGTTAACCCTTCCGTCTCATCAGCCGTCAATGACGCCAGCATCTTGTCATCAAAGCCCAGCAGCGACAGGTCAAAGTCTGCTGCCGTCAAATCAGCAATCTCAACCTTCAACATATCCGCATCCCAGCCAGCATTCAGCGCCAGCTGATTATCGGCAATCACATACGCCCGCTTCTGCGCGTCAGTCAGGTGCCCCAAAGTAATCACCGGGACACGCGTTTCACCTAGCTTCCGTGCCGCCATAACACGGCCGTGCCCCGCAATGATCGTGCCTTCCTGATCCACAAGGATAGGGTTGGTCCAGCCAAACTCACGGATGGACGCTGCTATCTGCGCCACCTGACTGTCGCTGTGCGTCCGGCTGTTGCGTGCATACGGCAACAAGTCATCTGTTGCTTTCCATGTAACATTATATTCATTTTTATCCTGTGGCATCCGTGTCTCCCTTGGTGCCGGGGGTGGGGGTGGTGTCGCCGCTGTCGCCGCCTGTGGCGCCAAAGGCAGGTGCGTCCGTGCTGACAGGCTGCAGGTCTAACAGGTGCGGCTCCTGCGCCACGTGTGCGCCATGTGGCGGGTTTGCCGTGTGTGCAGAGGTTGCCCCTCGCACCAGCGCGCCCCCGCCGCCGCCGGGAGCCGGGGGGGTCTCGGCAAATCCTGCATCCTGCGACTCTGCTTCCGTGTGTCCCACCTGCCACACCTGTGGCAACTGTGGCACTGGTTCAGCGTCAATCACCTTCGCGCGTGATTGCTTTGCTTCATTGGCAAGCTGCTTCAGTGCGTCCAGATGCAGCGTGTGCGTGTGCGTCACGGAAGCCTCAAGCAACTGCCGTTCACCGTAATACTTCGGCATCAGTCTGGCAGCGATCCACTTGTAGCTGTCGATGGCCACGCGACCTGCGTCAGGCGGTATCTTGCCAGCCATAACACCTTTCGCAATGTCACCGATTGTATCAGCGTAAACGAGGCTGCGGTTCGCGCAGGCGCGCGCGTAAGCGTGACGGAAGTCCTCATCCTCCGCGATCCACCTGAATACTGTGCGCATATCCGGCATATCTTCGTCAGTGCATACATTGGCAACTGACCTGCCCATGCTGATCCTAACCAGCAGTTCTTCAACGGTTTTTGGCGTCTTTTTCGATGGTCTGCCCATCTTTGCTTTTGGCTTCACCTGCGAAGCCTGCGATTCCTCAGACACGGCACCCTCTTTTGTCACGCGATATGACAAAACTATATCAGCGGCTTCTGTCGGCCACAATCCTAAAACGGTATCTCGTCTACTGGTTCTTCACGGCTACGCTGTGCAGCCACCGTAGCGCCGGGAAACGCCTTCTTCACGGCATCAGTCATCCGTCCAGCCTGTGAAGCTTCGATTATCCGTGCCACCTCGGCAAAGCTGTAAACCGTGTGATCTGGATACTTCTTCCGCAGCCTGTCAGCCGCGTGAATATCGACAGCGAAGGCATAAGCCTTTTTCCCGTCATCACTGCGATGAAACCACACCTGCCCAATGTCTTCAGGTGTACGACCTGCCTCCCGTGCAGCCTTGTCGAGTGCGTGCCACCCTCTAG